GGTGAAGCTGGTAGAGTAGTAGCTAGTAGAACGCTACGGATACCACAGGTACAGAGGTACATGATGGAACAGGTAGCTAGTGTTATGGGAACTGGTGCTATTAAGGCTACACGAAGGTTATTACACTTGAGTGATAGTGCTAGAAGTGAATATGTACAGCTAGAGGCAAGCAAAGACATACTAGACAGAGTAGGCCTACGCACACCAGATAAGGTAAGCACAGAGGTAGTAGGTGATATAAAAGTTAGTATCGATTTAGGCTAACGCAAAGCACACTCTATATTTGAAGGGGGGAGCGAAAACTCGTAAGAGTTTTTGTAATTATCCACCCATACACACATTAAAGGTTCTCACAGGTTCGTATGTGAGTATTATAAATATATTTTATCTCTATAATAGCTCTATCGTTTAGTATCCTCTAGGCGTCTTAAAAAGGTACAATATGGAAGAAGAAATTGACAACACGACAGATATGACTAAACAGAAGATGAAAGACTATGAATCTTTATGGTATAGTATGGTAAAGATTGCAGAACAAAATAGACGGAAGGATAATGAAGATGCCGAAAGTAGGAAAGACTAAATACCCATATACAAAAGCTGGGAAAGCAGCTGCTAAGAAAGCAAAAGCAAATGCCAAGAAGCCAAAAGCAAAAGGGAAGTAGAGTAGAAAGGGAGATTGTTAAATTATTTACTGATCTAGGATACCGAGCTAGAAGGCAGCCACTATCAGGTGCGCTGCAACAATTTCCCCATGATGTCTACATAACTGATTTACTTGGTGGTACAACTGCCGAAGTAAAAGCGAGGAAGGATGGCAAAGGCTTTACTCAGTTAGAGAACTGGAAAGGTACTGCTGAATTATTGATCTTGAAAAGAAATAATGCTACACCCTTTGTATGCATGGATTGGAAATATTTTAAGGAACTTATAGGTGACAGAGAAGAAGATAATAACAAATCCTGATTCTGAAGTAGATTTAGAAAATAGAAAAATATTTGATATATCCTTGAGGGATAGACGCAGACTGCGACAAATTGTCAAGAAGGTACACATGAAACATTTTCCTATTGAAGAAATTACCGATAGGGAGGCAGATAAGTTAATTGAATCACTTGGCCCAGCGACACAAGAAAAACTTATTAAAGAATATATAGATAAGCTGTAGTGCCTGAATTATCGTATAAACCTGATGGGTCAACGCTAAAAAATTTTTTAAAATCCGACCATTTTTTTAGAGGCATTAGAGGCCCAGTTGGCTCTGGGAAATCTGTTGCTTGTTGCATAGAAATTTTTAGAAGAGCTTTAGAACAACAAAAAAATCAGAATGGCGTAAGGAAAAGCAGATGGGCAGTAATTAGAAATACGAACCCACAGTTAAAGACCACCACTATTAAGACATGGTTAGATTGGTTTCCTGAACAGGAATGGGGTCACTTTAGATGGTCAGTTCCCTATACGCATTATATTAAAAAAGGGGATATAGATTGTGAGGTAATCTTTTTGGCACTAGATAGACCAGAAGATATTAAGAAGTTATTATCCCTAGAATTAACAGGTGTATGGGTTAATGAAGCAAGGGAAGTTCCTAAAAGTATTATAGATGCTTGTACCATGAGGGTAGGAAGATACCCTAGTATGAGGGATGGTGGAGCATCTTGGTATGGCGTGTTTTGTGATACCAATGCTCCTGAAGAAGATCATTGGTGGCCAATAATGGCTGGTGATGTACCAACACCTGACCATATTAGCAGAGAAGAAGCCTTAATGTTAGTTAAGCCTGATAACTGGAGTTTTTACACACAACCATCTGGTATGGATGAAAAAAGAGAAAAGGACGGTACTTTAACAGGGTATGAAGATTCCAAAACAGCCGAGAATAAAAATAATCTTACACCCAAATATTATAACAATATTATTAAAGGTAAAACAAAAGGATGGATAGATGTCTATGTTTTAAATAAGTTAGGATCAATAGAAGAAGGAAAACCAGTATATCCTAGTTTTAAACCAGAAGTCCATATCGGAAAAGAAAACTTAATGCCAATCAATACCTTGCCTGTCTATGTGGGAATTGATTTTGGATTAACACCAGCAGCAGTTTTTGGTCAGAAGAATGTGTTAGGAAAATGGCACATACTACATGAGCTGGTATGTTTTGATATGGGAGCAGTTCGGTTTGCTGAATTATTAAAATCAGACATTACAAGATTCTTTAGAGGTATAGATGTTGAGATATATGGTGACCCAGCTGGAGATTTTCGAGCTCAGACTGATGAAAAAACGCCATTCCAAATATTACGTAATTCTGGCTTACGAGCTTCTCCAGCTCCGTCAAATGATATATCACTACGAATTGAGGCAGTTGAAAACGCACTTACTAGGATGGTTGATGGACAAGCTGCATTTTTGTTGGATAACAGGTGTTTAAATCTTAAAAAAGGTTTTAATGGTGGTTATCACTATAGACGACTACAGACATCAGGTGATAGATATGATGAGAAACCTTTTAAGAACAGGTACTCTCATGTGCATGATGCTCTGCAATATATGATGATGGGTGCTGGTGAAGGTAGAGCATTAACCTATGGTAAAGGAAATGCTAAACCAACTGTGGTCAATACTAAGTGGAATATATTTGACCAGCAGAAACCACGAAAGAGGAAGTCATGGAATATATTCAATATCAATGGTTAGTGTATTTTTATAGTCCACGAAAAATATCATGGTTTCAAAAATGGCGAAAAAAAGGATTTCATCATTGTGGAGCAATTCGCTATGATCCAATTAAAAAAACATGGATAAATTTGGAATTAATAAATTCGCAAGTATTATTAGAAAACCTAGATAAAGAAGAAGTTAAAAGTATGTTAGATGGTATAAGACGATTAAATGGTAGAATTGTTCAATTATCAAGAATAGTAGATACAAAAAATACAACTATGTTTGAATGGTGGATTAAAGAACATAGCTGCGTTAGTTTTGTTCAGCGATTGCTAGGATTAAAGAAATGGTTTATATTTACTCCATATCAGCTATATTGTGCGTTGAACAAATTATAAAATAAGGATTAGTGGATTAATTTATGAGTTCTATTTTTGGAAGTAAAAAAGAATCAGCAGCAGATATTATGGCTCGAAAACAAATGGAAAAAGAAGCAGCTGATAAAGCAGCATTAGAAGCTAAAAAGAAAAAACTAAAAATGAAATATGCTAAAGGTTTAGTTGGGCCACGATCTTTATTTACTAAAGCTGGTGGCTCTGGTTTTTATAGTGAAGATTAATGGCTAAAAAAAAATATTCTAGTGGAAGAAGTGGTGCTGCACAAAGACAATTTACAGCAAGTGTAGCTAAAGCAAAAAAAACATCTACTAAAAGTTATACAAGTGAATCAGCTGGTGGTACAAAATCTCAAACTGAAGCTGGAAAAAAATTTGTATCTGATAAATTAGGATTAGATAAAGGTAGAGCAACTAATTTAACAGGTAAAGATCAAAAGTTTTACGGATCAGAAGCAAGTGCAGCTACTAATGAATATTTAGTATCTATTGGTGAAGCACAAAAAGGAAATCCTTATTATGATAGTAAAGGAAATATTACTGGGTATTCTTATATTTTAACAAGCAAAGGTAAAAAAATGAAATATGGTGAATCAGGTAGTGCTATGGGTCAAGGTGATCCAACAGGTATTATGACTTCTACACAAATTTCACCTGAAATGTGGGAACAGCAAAATAAAATACAGGCAGCAATATTAGGCGTATTATCTTTTGCAATGCCTACCATTATGGGTTCAGGTGTTAGAATGATGGCTGGAAAAAAATTATATGATCCTTATAGTAATTATGAAAGTCAATTTAAAAATTATCAAACAGGAACAAAAACTATAGCTCCTGAAACAACAACTAATGAACAAGCAAGTAATCAAATAGATATGACTACTATTTCTGGCACAGGAACAATGGGTGAGGTAGATGTTGCTAGTAATTTTGATAAAAATAAAGCAGCAATATTAGCTGGTGGATCGGCTAAAAAA